AGACGGACGTGATCCAGAAACTATTACCATTGCTCCTACAGATATTTTAGATGAAAAACAAGATGCCTGTTACCGCAAAGTAAAAAGTCGTTACAAGGTCTGGCCCAGTGCTTATGCGTCAGGAGCCTTGGTACAGTGTCGTAAAAAAGGTGCCGCCAACTGGGGAAACAAGAGTAAAAAGTGATGCCACAGATTTATGTGCATCCTTTTTATTCCATGTCAGCACACCCAACTGAACATCATAGATTTCAAAACATACAAGAACTGCCAGATCACTGCGACATGATTGCCGCGGCCTATTTTCACAGAAATGTTGAACAGATCACCCCTGAATTAGAAATTCTTTCCAGCAAGACCCAAAACTTGTTGGTGTATCTTGAGGAGTTCAACAATTCTGACTTGTTTGACATCCTGGCTGACAGCCGCTGGAAACACTGCAAGTTTTTCTACAACATGGTGCCCACAGATGCTCCGTTGAATCATCAAACTGTGATAAGCTGGACCTGTTCAGGTCACAATGTGTATGCAGATCAGTGGGCGCAAACATTGTTGTCGAGATTAAACAAAGGCACCAACCCTTACAAAAAAAGATTTGATTGTTTGCTGGGTCGCCAAAGACCGCACAGAGATTTTGTAGAACAGTGTTATAATCGATCTCAGTTTCGGGATCAGTTTATTTTTACCTATTACAAACAAGATCAAAATGTAGCACAAGGGCTATGGCCCGAAGACATAGACAGCTATAACATATCACCACAGATTGTGATACCTGTGGACATCTACAATCAATCATACTATTCTATAATTGCAGAAACTGACGCCAACTATTCCAATTTTTCTTTTTACACAGAAAAAACAGCCAAACCCATAGTGGCCAAAAGACTATTTGTGTTTTTTGCTTCAAAAAATTATCTTAAAAATCTACGCAAACTGGGATTTCAAACCTTTGGATCAGTCATAGACGAAAGTTATGATCAGATCGACGACGATGTTGAACGCTGGACACAGGCCTGGGCACAGGTAGAATCCTTGTGTGCTCGTGATGTAGAGCAGGTCTTGGATCAAATTCAGCCCATAGTTCAGCACAACTATGATCATTATATGCGCACTGATTGGCGAGCTGGAGTAAAGCAGGAATTTGAGAAACTGCGCAACGTAGTAAATAAGTAATATAACAAGGAGCTTGCACATGAGCGAATACAGATTAAAACATCCTGAAACCAAACAGTGGGTCACTATCATTGCTGACAGTTTTCACCAAGCCTTGGCCCAACTCAAAGCCATGGTGCGTAGATGAGAGAACTGATCAATTTGATCGAAGCTGTGGAGTCAGGTTGTCCACCGGCCACGCAAAGCATTGACCTTAATTTAAAGAATCGACAAAAAGCCATCGATGAATATCATTATGGCCCACTTAATCCCAATGAGCCCAATGAAGAATACTGGGCTGAACTGGCCGACAAGTGGAACACCGACGACATAGAAAGTGTCAAGAAAAATCGCTGTGGTAACTGTGCGGCCTTTGACATCAGTGAAGACATGTTGGCGTGTATAGCCAAAGGCATTGGCAGCGAGCCGGGCAGTGATCCGCATGATACTATCGACGCAGGTCAGTTGGGCTACTGTAAATTTTTAAAATTCAAATGTGCAGCCAAACGCACCTGTGATGCCTGGGTTGAAGGCGGCCCTGTCACAGAAGAACAGTTGGATGAACTGAATTTTTTAGGCAGTCCTTGTACCAAAGATTGCTCAGGACATCGTGCAGGTTATGAATGGAGCAAGGCACGTGCTGGCACCAAGGTCCCTAATTCGTGGAGCCAGAGTTTCAACAATGGTGCTGCATTGCACAAGGCTGGCAAATGAACGATTATCCAGTGTGGCCCGAGGACGACGGCAGTGATACTCCAAGATTTCCATACTCACCAGTCTAATTTAGATGAAAGCAGTGGCTACAGCTTGGCTGGTAGTTTCACACGCGATCTCACAGCCAGCAAGGTTTGGTTGCTGACCCAACTAGAACAAATACAAAAAGAATTTTCTACAGCATACATTCTTGGAAGTTGGTATGGCAACTTGGCCTTGTATATGAAACTGCAACCAACCATTACAGCAGACAAAATTATTTTGGTAGAAAAAAACAAAGAGTTTTTGAGCACCAGTCGACGGTTGTTGGACATGATCGACGCTGACAACGTAGAATACATGCTCAAAGATTCCAACAAGTTGGATTACAGACAACTGGGTGATGCGGGGGTGGTAATCAATACCAGTCTCACTGACATGCCGGGACGTGCTTGGTTTTTGAATATCCCAGATGGTACCTTGGTAGTCATGCAGGGTCGAGATCATGATCCCAATCATAATTTTGAAAGTACGCAAGACATAGTGGATCGCTTTCCCTTGAGCCAAGTGTTGTATCACGGTAAAATGCAGTTACGCGATCCTGAAACTGAATACACCAGGTACATGGTGATTGGACGCAAATAGAATTTGGCCTTAGGACCGAATGCCCGGCTGCTGGGCTGGCAATGCGATTCGCTACCGCGGCGCTAGAAGTGAGCAAAACTTTGTATAAATATTTTTCAAAATGACTCCTGCAATTTTTATAAATCCAGAAAATGTTTTCCCTGCACAAAATTTAAAAGGAAAATTCTGCCTGAGTCCGTTTGTTCAAGTCAGTATCAATCCAGAAGGTGAAGTTGGTATCTGCGGTTGTCAAAGATGGCAACCCACTGTGATTGGCAATATTTTTTCTGATAGTCTACAAAATTTGTTGTCTGGGCACGTTGCGCAACGCATACGACAGAGCATCATAGATGGAACCTATATCTATTGTCATCCAGAAAGATGTGGAATTTTGCGAACTAATTCGTTAAACGAATATGACACTCTGCCAGAAACTGTAAAATGGGCTGTGGAAGATTCAACAAGATATTTGGTCCCTCACCACATAACATTGGCCATGGATAGAACCTGTAATTTGTCCTGTCCAAGTTGTAGGAAAACAGTGATAAAAAACACCATCCAAGACAAAGAAAAACAAAAAGAATTATCTGACTTAGTCAGAAAGAATTTGTTTGGTGTTCCTACCGACAAAGAAATTGAATTGACCATGGATACCAATGGAGACGTTTTTGCCAGTCCATTTTTGTTGGATTTTTTGCAAGGCTTATCAAGCCAAGACTTTCCCAATCTCAAAATAGATTTATTATCCAACGGGTTATTGGCAGAACAACGCTGGGAGAGAATGGGAGAGATGCAAAACCATGTCAAAAAAATTACCATATCCTATGATGCAGCCGAAGCACAAACATATGAGCAACTCAGGCGTGGCGGAAAATGGGATGAGCTTCTACAGGCCATGTCATGGCTAAAGCAAAAGAAAAAACAAAACGGTATGCAATTCAATGCTAGGATGGTTGTCCAAAGAGCCAACTACAAACAGATGAAGGATTTCTATGTTTTAAGCAAAAGTTTTGACTGTGATACTGTTCAATTTCAAAGAATTATGAACTACGGAACATTTACCAAAGATGAGTTAATGTACCTAGACGTTTGTGACTCCAGGTCTGATTTGTATCATGATCTTTTGAATTCGTTGCAACAAGTAATCGATTTGCCAGATGCTTTATTTTGGCACGGAATACCAAAATTCTCTTGATCTTTGTTAAAAAAAAGTTTACAATTAGATTTGTTAAAGGAGAAAACACATGTCAACAAAAAATTTCAATGCAGAACAAACCAAAAAACTCAATCAAGTCATCAACGAAGGCATGCAGGTCATGCACGAAATTGAAACTTTGACCGGTGGGTTGAATGACACAGTCAAGGCCATTGCTGAAGAACTAGAAATCAAACCCAACGTGCTTAAAAAAGCCATCCGTTTGGCACACAAGAGTGAATTTGGTCGTGAGCAACAAGATCATGAATTGTTGGAACAAATCTTGACCACAGTAGGTAAAACTCTTTGATGTTTTGAGTTTTACCATTTATAGATTTGTTGAAGCTCACACTTTGACTGTCAATAAATAGATTCGCTAACCCAAATGCGAACGTGAGCAAACAACAACCACATTTTTACCTGCCCCTTATCTGGGAAGAAATCACAGACTCAACACAATTTCATGGTTGGGATTTTTTGCGCCCTCTCATTGGGCGCAAAGTGTTTTGGGCCAGTGTAGATTGGGTGAATTGCAGAAGCAAAAATCTACCACCTGGTTACAGTGCTTACGTGGTCAAAACAGAAGGACCCAATGTTGAGTGGGTTGAACAACAAGCACGACTGGTAGATGCGCCCATCTTTTATTGTTGTTTGCCCAAAGGCTACGGAATATTTGATAGTCTGCCAACAGTGCATTTTGTTCCGGTAATAGAATGGCATTATCAATTGAAAGCCATGGCCGAGTTCTACGGGCCTGTGGTCAACAAAAACATACAGCACAAAGTAAGTGCCTTGTGCCATCGTGGTACGCAGAGCAAGATTGCAGTTCTTGCTGCTCTTGATCGACACCTTGGTCTAGATCAGTGTCTTGTCAGCTTGCACACAGTTCGCGATGATGAAGTGCATTATTGGGAACCTACCAAGAACTCCACAGTCGATCAACATACCTTGCATTTTTTAAACAAATTTTCCAAGACCAACATAGCAATAGATCAGTTTGAAAACAGAGATGCCACACAGGTGCATGACTTTCATCATCCTGCCTATCAACATTCTGCGTTGAACATCAACAACGAAAGTTTTCATTACAGTCTCATGTACATCAACGGTGTTGAAAGAACAAACCCTGGACCGTTTATCACTGAAAAAACTCTCAAGTGTTTGTTGGGCGAAACTGCATTCATACACAATGGACAATTTGATGTATATGCCACTTTGTCGTCATTGGGATTTAAATTTGACTATGGACTAGATCTTGGCTATGATCAAGATTCTGGCAACATAACCAGATTGGCCGGTGTGTTGGATGTTGTAAAACAGTTGCAACCTTATAGTGCTCAGGACCTTTACCAACAAACCAGACACAGTTGCCTGCACAACAAAGAACATGTCTTGAGCGGCAGTTTTTACCAACGGGCACAGGCCGTCAATGATCAGGCCATAGAAACCATTTTGGAAAAATTATGAAATTAGAATTTTTAGAGGTCATGCTGATTAGGACTTGCAACCTAAGTTGTCAAGGGTGTACCACATTCAGTGATCTCAAATATCAAGGCTACATTGGCTGGGAGCAAGGACGTGCTTGGCTGGAACCTTGGATCAAACGCATTGAGCTCGAGGGCATAGGTATCATGGGCGGAGAGCCTTTGATCAATCCTGAAAT